AGACTTTGTAATACCAAGTACTACTTTGATTCGCTGGCCGTTAAGATTTGCTTCACCTTCGTAGTAAACATTGCCCGCTTTGCTAGTTTTGGGAAAAGCGAGCCCAGAGCCGATTTCAAGATTCAGTGCCATGTTGGCCTCCTAGATTGATTGATTGAACCTGTGTCGTTGCCGACATGAGCAGAACTCCACTGGCTGTGCATGGCTGCAAGGGGGAAGTTGAGCGTGAATCGCGGAGGGTCCGCGCGAGGGGGTTATCGCGTGGAAACCGTTATTCTCGCGGCCCTTGCGGACAGGTGCGGACTGTGGATTCGTCGCGGTTGTCAGGCTACGACGGGTACAGGTTCTAGCAAGCGAGATAGGGGGTCAGCAGGGTGCTGGAGCTTGGGATTGGTGGCGGGGTTGATTTTGCCAAGACTAGCTGGCACTCAACTCTGGACGAAGGTGGAGTGAATCTTGGCGGCTGGTGGATTGTACTCCGCTCGCCCCGATAAGGCTGGTAAGGATATGGTTTGGTGGTATTGGTCGCTCCGCTCCAGTAATTAGATAGGCAAATGGGGATATAAACAGGCTAATGGGTCCCAACCGGACTCTCACACTCGTCCATACCAGTGGCAACTACTCTGCAGCCACAAGGGGGGTCCAATTGACACCACGGGGGGGCGGATCTGCGACGGTCGATATATATAGTTCCCACCCAGATACAAAAAAGGTGGAAATTAGAAAGGAGGAAAGCCTTGCAATTACTATCTAAAGAGGTCAGTCTGTTAGAAGAAAAAGGTATATTGTATTTCCTCTGGTTTATCTATAGGATAGGGGGGGTAAGGCGGGCTTAATGGCCCGTTTAACTTTTAGGAGTTCAGGAAATGGCAGAGAAAGATCACACAGTCGAATATACGTCCATTGATTACCACTCAATGTGCGAGAAATCTAAGTCCAGAGTGAAGGAAATGCAGAAGGCTGGCTACCAGACCATGCATGATCCTAAAAAGACCCCAGAAGAAGTAGGGAAAATGGACGGGTACTCAATCATTATGATGGGAAAGCATGGATAACAAGCGTACTGGCAGTTCTGGCAGGCCATCTAAGAAGGATCTTGCCGCTAACTCAGCTGGGGGAAGGAAGAAAGTTGGGCGTCCAAAGGGTGACGCCGCGATAATTAACGAGTATAAAGCCCGTATGCTGGCCTCGCCGCGCTCAAAGAAGGTAATGGATACCATATTTGAGGCTGCACTAGACCATGACCATAGAAATCAGGCCGCAGCGTGGAAGTTAGTAATGGATCGGATACTTCCGGTTGCTGCATTTGAGAAGGATATTGTCAAAGATGCGGGAAGAAGTGCGATACAGATTAACATCACTGGTGTTGGAACTACGGCTATTACGCATGGAGATCAAACGGCAGTGCAAGAAGAAGACACGGTTGTTGCGATCCAAGATCCGAGCGATCAAGCACAGCATTAAGCAGCTATTCCATGAAGTTTTTCGCTAGATCTGAGTTTGATTGCCAATACACAGGGGAAAACGGAATGCTCCCTGAGTTTTTGCAGGAACTTGATGAACTCCGCGAGGCTTGCGGGTTTCCTTTTGTTATTACCAGCGGGTACAGAAGTCCAGACCACCCTATCGAAGCTGCAAAAGACAGCCCTGGCACTCACGCCCAAGGCATCGCTGCTGATATTGCGGTAACTGACTCGGCTCGCAGATACACACTAATTAACTACGCTTTTAAACAGGGATTTACGGGGATCGGCATAGCCGACACGTTTATACACCTTGATCTACGGCACACTACGCCCGTAGTTTGGACGTACTAATGCTATACACGAAGCACATAACACTTACCGACACTACTCTAACAACACTATTTACTGTTCCTAACGGATTTCATGCTGTTGTTTCGTATGTATTTGTAGCGAATCACGGCGGCTCTACAAATGATATAGATTTGTACTGGGATTTAAGTGGAACGCCGCAGGTTTATATTTTTGATGGAACTAATGTAGCGGGTGGTGGTAAAGAAACATTAGGAAATGGAGGAGGTCCGTTGTTTGTCCTCCATGAAAACGAAGCGGTTAAGTGCCAAGCTGGAGGATCAGGAAATATGGAGGTTGTTATGACCTTTGATCTTCTTGATATGCCTCCAGCACTTGTGAACTTTAATGGGAGCTAACATGAAAGCAGTGTTATTGTGTGTACTTTTGATTATGGGCGGTTGCGCGTCAAGCAACTCATTGTATTACGAAGCGGTCCAAAAGACTGCGGAAGCTAATGCAAGGGCAGCACAGGCTAAGTTTGATGCTTTGTCTCAAATTGCATCTAGCGGTGACGGACAAGCCGCTAGTGCCGCTGTGATGGCGCTGGCTTTAACGCAGACTTCTAGCGTTCAGCCTATTCCGCAAAAGTCTGAGGCAATTCAATGGGCATCTATCTTAGCGTCACCTGTAACCTCGTTAGGAATGATGTGGATGCAGGCTGATTCAGCCAAGACTATGGCTCGATACAACGCGCAGGTAGATCTTGCGTCCGTTCGAGCTGATGCTCAGACTCAGCAGGCTTTGTATGGGAGCTTTACCGATATTTCTAGTGCAGGTTTTAGTGCTGTAGGAAATGTAGACTACACGCCGTTTGTTAACGGGATGGTCACCCTTGGCTCTACGGGCATGAATAACCTTCTTGATATGGGTGAAGCAGGATTTGATGCAAATACAGCGATTGCTACTGTTGGGTTGAATAGCACCACTCAGCTTGGTGTTACTGGCATGGATAACCTTACAACCCTTGGATCTGCTGGCTTTACGGGGTTGGTTGATCTTGGAACCGTAGGCTTTAACTCTACAGTGAACCTTGGGACTGAAGGCTATGAAACAGTTTTGTCTTTGGATTCAGGGAATAATTCTTTGACCAGTAGCGTCTGGAGTGATTACGTTCAGTCTATTAGCGAGATTATGGGCAACCTGCCTAGCAGTCCGTGACAGATCTTAATGTACAGCTACTTCCATGGCAGCAAGATGTTTATTCTGATCCTGCCCGATTTAAAGTAGTAGCGGCTGGACGGCGAACAGGAAAGTCCCGTCTTGCCGCATGGCTGTTGATTATCAATGGCTTGCAGGCCGACAAAGGTCATGTGTTTTACGTTGCGCCTACTCAGGGTCAGGCCAGAGATATTATGTGGCAGACCCTATTAGAGCTAGGACACCCTGTGATTGCGGGTTCGCATATTAATAACCTGCAGATCAAGCTGGTCAACGGGGCCACGATTAGTCTTAAGGGAGCCGACAGACCTGAGACAATGCGTGGTGTGTCCTTGAAGTTTCTTGTGATGGACGAGTACGCGGATATGAAGCCCGATGTATGGGAGCAGATCCTTCGTCCAGCACTGGCGGACCAAAAGGGAGAGGCTTTGTTTATTGGCACTCCCATGGGCCGCAACCATTTTTATGAGTTGTACAAATATGCTGAGCTTGGGGATGATGAAACCTACAAAGGCTGGCACTTTACGAGTTACGACAACCCTATCCTTGATGCTTCTGAAATTGATATAGCTAAAAAGTCTATGTCGAGTTATGCATTCCGACAGGAGTTTATGGCGTCCTTTGAGGCCCGAGGCTCTGAAATGTTTAAGGAGGATTGGGTTTCTATTGGTGAGGACAACATTGAAGGCGATTACTATATTGCCATTGACCTTGCCGGTTTTGAGGACGTAAACAAAAAGCGTACAAAGAATACGAGTCTAGACGAAACAGCTATCGCAGTAACTAAGGTGAGTCCTGACGGTTGGTTTGTAGAAAACATTATTCATGGCAGGTGGGATTTAAATGAAACCGCTATGAAAATCTTTCAGGCTGTGCGTGATTATCGTCCTATAAGCGTAGGAATAGAAAAAGGAATTGCTAAGCAAGCTGTAATGTCTCCGCTTTCAGATTTGATGAAGCGGTACGGAATGTTTTTTCGTGTTGAAGAGCTTACCCACGGAAATAAAAAGAAAACCGATAGGGTTATGTGGGCATTGCAGGGGCGATTTGAAAACGGTTATGTTACTTTAAATAAGGGCGCGTGGAATACGCGATTTCTTGACCAGTTATTTCAGTTTCCAGATGCATTAACACACGATGATCTGGTTGATGCGTTAGCTTATATAGATCAGCTGGCGCAGGTTGCATACGATTACGAGTATGAAATTGACGATCACGAAGTTCTAGATGTTATATCTGGATATTAATAGGAAAGAATCATGGCAGACGAAATTTACGAACCCGACCCGTTGATGATCGAACAGTCGCTTGCCGGTTGGGTAATGACGAAGTGCGAAGATTGGCGCGATTACTATGAGTCAAACTATGAGGAAAGATTCGATGAATACTATCGGTTATGGCGAGGTCAATGGGATCCTGCTGACTCTCAAAGAGCGTCAGAGCGTTCTAGAATTATCGCTCCTGCTCTTCAGCAGGCTGTAGAATCTAACGTAGCAGAGCTTGAAGAAGCTACCTTTGGCCGTGGAAAGTGGTTTGATATTTCAGATGATGTGGGTGATGGGCAAAGACAAGATATTTTGTATTTGCGAAAAAAGTTAAGTGAAGATTTTGAATCCTGCAAAGTTAGAAAAGCCGTGGCGGAATGTCTTATTAATGCTGCTGTATTTGGTACGGGCATTGGTGAGGTGGTTATTGAAGAGGTTAAAGAAATGGCCCCCGCAGCGGAACCAATTATGGGCGGGGATCTTCAGGCTGTTGGCGTAAACATTAAAGATCGTGTTGTTGTAAAGCTAAAGCCCGTATTGCCTCAAAACTTTTTGATAGATCCTGTAGCGACTTCTATTGAAGAGGCCTACGGCGTTGCTATTGATGAGTTTGTGAGCAAGCACACTGTAGAGATTCTGCAGGAGCAGGGTTCTTATAACGAAGGTTATATTGAATCGGCAGCTGCGGACACTGATCTTGAGCCGGATCAAGATTTAA